ATTCTTAATGCAGTACGCAAATGGCAGAAATTGATTAAAAATAATGAAAACTATAAAAGAAATTACAAAAATCTCATTAAGCTTTACCCAGATGGACTTCCACCATATATAACCGGCATACCCGTAATTTCGTAACAATAATCTAAAAAACATAGATAGTCCAGAAGAAATTTAATTTTCAACTGGGCTATCTTTTTATTTTAGTTAGTTTTCCGAAACTTCGGGCAGACCTGCAATGCTTGTCAGCACAGAAAGCACGCCTGCAAGCAGAGATGCCGAGCCTACTGCGACCCAGTTTACATCTGTCATAACGACAGACACACCGATTGTTGCAATAGCTGTCTGTGCGACTGTTTTAATTGCTCTAACCGCCGTAGCTTTCGCCCAATTTTTGGTGAAAATTTTTTTCATTTTTAATCTTTCCTTTCGCTGATTTTTTCGAGGTCATCAATTCTGTGATTTGCGACCTTAATTTCTTCGTCCACAACCGCGTTGTGCTGTTCAATCGCATATGTACGCTCGATGAGGCTGTTATGCTTGTCAACCTTTTTTTCGAGCTGTTCAATGCGATAGTTCGACATTTGACTGTTAATCACAATACCGCCAAGAGTACCCACCGCAGAACCTGCAAGCGTGATTAAAGCGATAATAATTTCAGTTGTCACTTATTCGACCTCACTTTCGACAGGCTCGTCAACGGTTGGATTGTCGCCCCAAACTGCCATGACAGCGTTATAGTATTCATCAGACAGCACCGTTTTGAGCTGTTCTCTGCCCGATTTGCTGTTCATGTATGCGTTGCGGATGTTTCCGCCAACCTGCATTTCTTCACCGTTAAAGGTCAAAAACTGCTGTCTGAGTACCGACACGCTGTCCTTTGTGAGCATATCAAGTGTAATTTTTTCTTTAAGTTCCATTATTTTTACCTCCGTTATTTAATTTTGTACAAGCAAATCACATTAATTTGCTCGCCGTCTGCAAATGTGTAAGCCGTCTTATCCTGTGTCTGAAACTGCAACCAAGTGTTATTTTTTAACACAGCAAATTTAAAGACCTTGCCAAGGTTTGAAATGCCGACACAAAAAACATTGTCCTCGGCAATGCATTTGTACGGCAAATCAATCAGCGGATATGTGCTGTTTGCTCCAATTGTAGCCGCATTCATTTTGACCGTTGCACTGACGATTACGATGTCACCAATCGTCTTATATGTACAGCTTGCACTTTTGATTTTATCGGTGACGGTTGAATACGGTGTGAGTGTTGATGTACCACTTTCAATATTTGACGAATCGTATTTAGTTGCAAGAAGATTGTCCGTTTCTTCTGATGAGTAGGCTTCGCTCGCATCGTAATAAAAATCGTTAAGATATTTAATGCTCGGATAATTGGTACTGCTGTCTGTAATGTCCGTTTTTGAAATTACCTTGTTTGAATTGTCCTCTTTCGCTTTAAGAGCATTGGCTACGTCTGTTGCGCTTGCCTTGCCTGTAAGGGCTTTCTCTGCCGTCTGCATTCGTGCCGATAACTGACCGACCGTGCTTTTGTCAGCTTTATTAGACACAGACGAATCAATCCCGTCAAGCCTTGCTCCAAGCGAATTTTGACTGCCTCTTGCGTTCTCGACTTCCTTTGTGATTTCTGCAATAGAGCTTGCTCCTGGGAAGGCTTTGCTATCATCGTTGATTACGCTTTTTCCTACACGCAAACAAACGGTTTCAGCGGTTATGATTTCATCGCCTTCTGTAAGCACAATATCCATTTTGCAAATGCCTGACAAAGCAAGCATTGCGTCCGTAAGCGTAACTGTGACTACATTATTTTCGGTGTCAACGACTGCGGCAACGCTGTCCGCAACGATTACATCGTCAACCGTAGCATTGACTTTCGCTGACATCGTAGAGGCAAGGTTAACAGTTTCGCCGTTGACGGTGAACGCAAAATCAATAATGCGTGAGCCCTTATCGCCCTGTCTGACTTCTAAAATTTCGTAATTCTTACAGCTGTTGATTTCGAGTGTCATTTTTGTATGATTAATGTTCAAATTTTTTCACCTCATTTAACTATATAATCAGATAACTTTGACTTCGCTGTGCCGAGTTCGAGACTATTCCACCGTTCAAGCACAAAATCATAGTCTGTTTTAATTATTTTTGCTTGCAAGCTATCGTTTTCAGTATCGGCATACACCGTATCACATAAATGCAGTCCAAGCATTTCATTAAGTGTAGGCGGATAGTCAACCTTTACATTAAGCGTAGGCGCTCCGTTTGTATTTACAAGTTGTCCTCTTAGAACCTGTGCTTGAATATTTAGCTTTTGAATCAAGAAATCTTTGTTCTCACCTGTATGGGCATTGAAGTTCCAGTAACCCGTTTCATCGCCAATGTAGACCGAGCCTCCGTCCGAAACATCAACCGTTTTCACCTTAGTTAGCTTAGATTTATGGGTTTTGAGTTCTTGCGGTTGTGAGCAGAGGATGACGTTCTTGTCGCTATATGTATCATGGCAAGTGGCATACGCTGCAACATGGGAACAGATGTCGTCTGAATTAAGCGTTTGCGTAAGACTGCTGATGTTACTGCCCCAGCGCAAATGGCAGTCTGTAACCACCCCACGGTTTTTTAGCAACGATACATTAAAGTTGTCGTATTTATATTCACCGCCGAAAACATCAACAAGTGAGCCGTCAGCTCCGCCCATAAAATCACCAAGAGTACAAGGCGTGCAAAATCCAAGCGTCATAGATGATTTCGTGGTAATATCTGACGAAAAAACAAAATAATGCTCCCACAAAGTCATTTGCGTTTGAAGCCCTTCAGGGCGCCCTGTGCAAAGCAAATACCACCATTCCTTTGGAGTGTGCACTACATCAGTTTGGTTAGAAGTTTCGACCAAAAAGTTGTTGTACAAATTGTGCTTGATGTGCTTTGCTTTAACCGTAATTGATTTCTTGTCTTTGTACTGCAAATCGTAAATTTCAAAATACTGCGGTTCATCGGTTGGGTTTGGTTTTGCTTTAACGAAATACTGTGTGTCGAGCAAATCAGCACATCTGTCCGTTGTTGATAGTTCCATTTCGAGCAGATAATCACCGTTTCGTTCCTCGGTAACTTTACCACTGATTATTTTCGTAATCCGTCCGAGCAGGTTAAATCCACTTGGGCTGATTGTTTTAAAATCTGATTTATACAACAAAGGAAACATTTTTATAATCTCCTCCAGTTCGGTCTTATTGACAGCAATGCATTTTTATATGCAGTTACAACGATTTGATTGTCACCGACCTTTAATTTAGGAGGTATAGTGCCGTCAACAAAATTAGTTGTACCGTCTGATTTGTAAGCTATATACTGCATGGTTTCGCCGTCAAGTATGGCATAATCATAACCGCCCGTACACTTCAAATTGAGCGATTCGCCGTTTATGCTAACTTTAGCAATAGCTGTAGTACCACCACTAACATTCGTGTTAGTTATGATGATAGTAGGCAAGGATTCATATCGTTCGGGATTGTGCAATGAAACCAATTTATTAGCCTCGAAATCAATAGTCCGCTGTCCAAGCTCTGAAAACCACCACGGCTTGCGGTTGAATTTGATTTTTGTTGTAAGTAATGTTGGGAGTTCACGAACAATATCGTCAGTGTTTGAAATATAAGCCTCGGTGAAATATCCGGGGTTATAAGTATCCTTGTACTTTTGGTAGCCACGATTTAAGGTCAGCCATTCAATCACAGCCCTTGCAAGGTGCTTTGCTGACAGTTCGGATAAATACGGTAAGAAGCAGATTTCACGCTCAAATTCAACATTCTGCCACCGCCCGTTATCAAGCAAAACATCACCGTCTCTGCACGGGATTTCAACCGTTGAAACATCTCTGACAGGGATTTCGTGCTGTGGCGCTTGCGCGATACGACCGCCAAAATACGATAACCATTTACCGCCAAAATAAAAGTTATGCATACGCTTTCTGCCTCCTTGTTATTTCATCGGCAAGCCTGTTGCTGATATCATCAACCAAGCTGTCAATGTCCATATCGTTATTAATTGCAACAGAAGGAATATTGATACTGATGTTGTTAATGATATTAGTGGAATCGTTTTCAAACACTGAGCCTCTGCCTTCACGCTTTGATTGACGATACTCCTCAGCCTCTTGAGCTGTGAGAACTGCCTCACCGGCATCAAGATATGCGGCGAACTTATCATGTGGAACATAATCAATGCCGGCACGGAAACGAGGTAAGGTTACTTCCGGAATCGGATCTATCTCCCAGCCAATCATTGATGTTGCCCAGTTTACGCCTTCCAACAATTTATTAATAATCCAAATAATGCCGTTGATTACATTCTCAACAAATGTAGGCAAAAGGTTAAAAACATTCTTGAAAATGTTAACAACACCGTTCCACGCTTGTTCCCAGTTTCCCGAAAAAACACCTTTTACGAAATCTACAATTCCGTTAAAAATCCCCGAAATCGGTTCAAGAATTTTTTTGACTCCTTTAATTGCACCGCCTAAAACCTCCGAAAAGATTTGCGCCAACCATTCAATCACCGGAACAAGCGCAGGAATAAGAGTTTCAAGCATTTCGCCGAGTAAGTCTAAAACAGGACGGAGTGCATCGAAAACCTGTGAGATGACAGGCGATAACTGCTCAAAAACAGGCTGTAAAGTTTCAACGATGGTGTCGCAGAGCTCGCTGATAATCGGGATAAGAGGTGTTAAAAGGTCATTGAGAAATGTTGCTAAATCCTCAATAATCGGAGTGAGTGCCGCTAAAAGACCGTCGAGCAATACGCTTGCGAGCTGAATAAGCATCTCAATAACGGGCGTTAAAAGCTCTACAAGGGTACCAAACAACGGCATAATTGCCGTTATTAGCTGCATAAAATACGGGAGCAAATCCTGAATGATTTGCAGTAAAGGTGGAAACAGCTGTTCAACAATCTGAACAATGATAGGTGCTAACTGCTCCATAAGCTGAGCAATAAACGGTAGCAACTCCTCAATTAACGGCATTATCTGCTCGAGCATTGACACAATTATCGGTGCTACCTCTTCGCAAATGTTGATTAAAACAGGGGCAAGGTTGTTTGCCACACTCTCAATCAATGGTGAGAGCTGTTCGAGGAGCTTACCGCCAAGACCGATAAGAGAGTTAAGGACAGGCTCGGCGACAGCACCAATCTGAGCCATAGTGTCAGACAACTGCTGATGAGCTCTGTTAGATTCCATTACATCGCCATTTGTTTTCTTGTATTGAGCCGACGCATCAGAATATAGCGATGTGAGGGTGGATGTGATTAACTGCTGTCTTTCTTGTTCTGATGAGCATTTTGCAAGTTTTTCATTAAATTCATCTTCTGACACACCCATCCAGTTAAGAGCATCGGCAAGCGGACCTGTTACCTGTCCAACTTTTGCGGTTTCGTTTGCCGCCTCTGTCAAGCCCTCAATAGGCAAGGAATCACCGAATTGACCGTAAACACCTGTGCAAATCTCTGTCCAACTTTGCAGGTCTTTTGTGGAATCGCAAAGCAATGATAAATGATTAGCCGCCTCAGTTGCCTGTCCGCTGTCACCGACTACGGCATACAAGTCAGAGTAAGTCTGTTTTGCATCTGCCGCTGTAAATTTGTTGGTGGTGAAAGCTGTGTCGAGTTTACCCATTTCGGTGCGGTATTCTCTGGTATTTTCGGCAACTGACGATAATGCTCCGACACCTGCCGCCGCACCTCCGACCATTGCCGCTCCCCATTTGCCTGCGGTTTTGATACCGTTACCTAAGGTTGCGGCAACACCTTTACCTTTTTTCTCGGTTTCGGCGATTGATTTATTTGCCTCATCGTTATTAACAAAAATCGAGCCGAATAACTTAAATATTTCAACAGCCATTAGCTACACCTCCTCCCATTTATAATTGTCAAGGTAGTTTTCAACCGTTTTTTCAATTTCCTCTGTATTGACCGTATCAACAATGTTGTCAGACCGTGTCGAGCCTGTTGCCTTGTTAACGAAATCCGTGTACGACAAGCCTGTGAAATTTCCCACAACAGTCAAAATATAGGCTTTGTAAAGCAATTCGTCATTACGGTCATTTATAGCATTTTTGATAATCTCGACAGCCTCAGAAAAAGACAGCTCATGCAGTACGGCAGTATTACCACAACAATACTGCATGAGCATTCCAAATGTTCTTACTTCAAGGCTGAGAGCGAGGTAAAAAAACTTTTAATATCATTCTCTCTGATGATTTTCTTTACATCGCTGAGGACTTCGGGGATACTTAATTTACTCACCTCATCGGAAGTAATGTCGCCTCTGATGTCGGCCAGCAATGAATAAAATTCCTGTTCTGTTTCTTTGTTCGACAAAGAAGTCAACAGCGTAATCACAAATTCAAGGCCGACCGCTTCGGTGTTGACTGTTTCATCTTTACTGTTATTTTTGACAGCAATGCGATTTGCGAAATCTGCAATTTCCTCTTTGATGTCTGCTTTTTTGATAATGCGAGCAAGAGTAAATGCGTCTTTAATGCTTAATTTTCTCATAATTATGCCTCCGTTGCTTCCACTGTTTCCGTTTTTTCTGTCGGTCTGAAAATCTTAAACGGTGGCTTGATTTCCTCGTCCGAATCATAAGCCTCGGGTGAAAGGTTACCGTAAAACTGAGCTTCTACCTTGCCGTTGTCTTTGTCGGCAATTGCAAGTGTAAGACCGTTCTCATTGAAGCCGTTGAACACCTGAATAATACACGGCTTATCCTCCCCGAGGAGGCAGCCTACCCAAGTGATATTCTTAATGTAGTCACCGTCAAGAATAACATCTCTACCCGTGATTACATCGTAGCCTACGACCTTTTCGTCTGTGCCTTTGTCGGCAATTCCAAGGCCATAAATGAAGTTCTGGGTAGTCATCTCAGCAAGTGTTGCCTTGATGTAAACTTCCCAACCGTCAACTACTGTGTCGCCTTTAGTTCTTGTTTTTACGCCGTCAAATTCAAGGCGTCTGAGTGTCGGCTTTGCGGAAAATTCACCGCCTTTGATTGTTACACCAAGACACTTACCTGCCTTTTTGGCACTTGCATATGTGTCCGTAGCAGGATCGTAATTTACAAAAAACGCACCTGCGTCAAGTAACATACGGTCAGCCGTCTTATTGCTGTAACCGCTGTACGGTTTAATCTTTCGTGGCTTAACTGTTGCCATTTCAATCGTCCTCTCTTTCATAAACCCTCAATTCAAGGGTTGCCATTATTCTATTTATTGTTTTGTCCGATTCGGCGACATACTGCCTGTCGCCGTTGTTGTAAAACTTGTAATGCCGTTTACCCTGTGTATAGGTTGCTCTCGCAATATCCGAATAGATTTCATCCACAATATTGTCGATTTTCTCGGTGGTGAACCTATCGTACAGATTAAGCGTAACAAGATATTTCTTGTACGGCTCGTCGGTGTAAAGCTGTTTCAGTTCGTAAACAAGCCTCGGGAAGCCGTCACCAACCATAAAAAATGAGGGGACATACTGCGACAAAACCGCATTTAATAAATTTTTAATGCTATTCACCGCTGTATTCCCCCTCACTGATTTTTCGTTCTGCCTCTTCTGTGCCTACGGCATTGAGGTACTGTTGTTCAATTTTTATGATGTCTTTGATGTTACTTTCGGCGGCATCACTTAACGCTCCGATTTTTGGAGCCTTGCTTGTACCGATTTCCTGATACAAGCCGTAAAATCCGCCCGGCTTAAATCCTACCTGCAAGTCAGGAATTTTTTGCTTTGAGCGTACCCAATACTGTGTGTTTTTCGCTAAGCGTCCCGTCCTGCGTTTTATTTTTTGTCGTGACCGTTTACATACCAACTTGCCGACATCACGCAGAGCGGCTCTCTCAAGCTCTTTGAGTGTGTACTGAATGCGGTCAACATTGCTGATTATCTCAACGCCGTTTTTGGTGATTTTAACTGCTTTAGGCAAAGACATTATTTTCACCTACCACATCCGTTAAATACAGCTCCGTACGCTCTGTGCCTTTAATCTCATACGCACGATAAATCTTGAACCTCTTATTTTCAAGATAACAAAATTCTTCGTTGTGGTACTCGAACGAATTGACTTCAAGCATACATTCGGGTTTCAACCCATTCGCCTGTGCCTGAAAAAATTCAGATTGTCGAACATATTTGCGTTGTGCATAAATCGTTCGGAGTTTTTCCTGATACACAATTTCGCCGATATCATTGGTTGTTTGCCCTGACTTTTCAACAAGTTTAACAAGAGTATCTGCATTCATTCTGTTTGCGCTCCTCTCACAGCCATTGCATCACGCAATTCTTCGTAATGCCGTGCCCATTCGCTATCAGCTGTCACTGAAAAATAAGCACGGCAATAAAATTTGATTGCCTGCATAACAAGTGCAGTTGAGTTTTTGTCGTTGACATTAACTCCTGCACCTGCCATGTCACTTTTGGCAGAATCAATGAGCGCAGATATTTCATCGTCAAACAGCACCGTATTGATACGGAGCGAAACCTTTACGGCTTCAATTTCATTAGATACTGCCATAATTCAAACCTCTTTTAAGCGCTCTTTTTTACGAGCTTAACAAGACTGTGAGTATCCACGACCTTACCGTCTGCAAGCATTACGGCTTTAAGAACTGTGTTATCGGTGTCGTCCTCTTCGTACTTCTTGACACTTAATCCCATTACCTCGTTGAAGATGTAATCGTTAAGATTGAACATCATTGCAAAGGTTGTGTCGGCTGAAACCGTGTCAGCATACGAATCCATATAGCCGTCTGTCGGGATAACTGCACGACCAAAAAGGGTAAGTGACGGCTTACCGTTGAGACCCTCAGACATACGAGCAACAGGCTGACCGTTGCTGTCTGTAATGCCCATAAATGCAAAGAATGATTTCTTTGTCATCAGCCATACAGCATCGTCATATGCGGCAGGAAGAGCCGCCTCAGCATTACAAAGTGTTGAATAAGCAAGTTTACCCGTCTTTGCAATTTCGATAGTCTGACCCTCAGGCGGTGTGCAAGTAAGAATACCTGTCGGAGAGCCTGTGCCTGTACCCTTGATGATTGCAGATTCAACAGCTTTTACAATTGCGTTCTTAATCTGGTCAATAAACTGTGATTCAAAGGTATCAAGTGCAGTCTTTGTCATAAAGAGAGAGAATGCAACCTTGCATTCAAGCTTATAACCTGCAAACACAACCTTGTCAGTTGTAACCTTCTGCTGGTCTGAGCCCTTTTCTTCATCAACCCAGCTTGCTGTCGGTCTGATGTTCTGTGTAGGAACAAGGAGTGCAGTCGGATAAGCTGTCTTAAATACTCTTGCGTAAATCTCGCCGACTTTTTCAAGTTCAACAATTAAACGCTGATACATTGTAGTTGGTACAATTGCCGCCGCAGTACCCGATGTTGTCTGTGCCGCTGTGTTAGCAAACTTCTGTGGCACGGATACGCCGTTTTGAATATAGTTAGCAAACGCCTTTCTGTATTCAAGCGTTGAATACAGATCTGTTACCTGTTCGCCCTCATCTGTGAGGTCAATTTTTGTTTTGTGATTTTCAAATGGTGCAGGCATTTCGATTCCCTCCTCTGCATTTTTGTTTGCCTTGTTTACGGCAGAATTTTCAAAGTCGTTGTCGAGCTTGTCAATCCGCTGTGTAATCTCTTTCGCCTCGGCGAGCTTGTTTTCTGCAATGAGCTTTTTTGCCTTGTCATAAAGAGCATTTCTCTTGTTGAGATATTCCTGTTTGTTCATTCTTCTTCAACTTCCTTTCGTTTGAGTAATTCAAGCTTTGCTGTAAGCTGTGTTTTTTCACTTCTCATCTGTTTGATAATCGTGTCAGGGATAAGGCCGTTAAGGCTTGCCGCAAGTTTAACCTCTTTTGGCTTTTCAGCATATTCTGCGACCTTGTCAATAAAACCTTTTTCAACTGCTTCATCAGCAGTAAGCCAAGTTTCGTTATCCATAAGTCCGATAAGTTCATCCTCGGTCATACCTGTTTTAAGTCTGTATGCAGTCGCAACAGCTTTACTTGCTTTGAGCAACACACCTGATTCGTGTGCCATGTCATTGTAATCCCCTGCGGCATAGCTTGAAACATTATGAATCATAAGCATACCTGTTGGCACAATTTCAGATGTGCACGCACAAGCGACGTATGAAGCGGCAGAGGCGGCAAAAATGACCTTGATTGTAGCCTTGCTTTTGGCGAGCATATCGTAAATTTCGGAGGCGGCAAAGATGTCACCACCTGATGAATTGATAACAATCTGTACGCCCTCATCATCCGCCACTTCGTCAAGCTGTGACCGAATGTCGGCAGGGCAACAGGAAGCTACTCCAAACCAGTCGTAAATCCACTTATCATCATTCGTAACGATAGGGCCTTTAATGTCAATTGTTTTCGGCATCGTTTTCACCTCCTTCGTCAACTGCAACTGTATCTAATCTTCTGAGCGGAGTGTCTCCGCCCGGAACAGGAGCAAGACCAAGTGATTCTCGCCATTCATTCGGAAGCATTGCTCCACGGTCTACCATTCCGGCAAAATTCAGTTTTGTTTTAAGGCTTGCAGATTGTAGATTGAACGAACCGACTGCTATGTAATTTCCACAACTTCGCTGACGGCGAGTGAATAGTTTCCGTGTCAGCTCGTTTTTCAACTGAATAATCTTCGGTGAAATCACCGCCTCAAAGTAAGCGTTTTCTTCATCTTCGTTCGCTGTCGATGTGATAATTTTCACATTAGTGTTAAAAAGCTCAAGGATTCTGTTTTTTGTTCTATCCATTTGCAAAGCATTTGGAACATAGTCATTCGGGGTTATCTGATTTGCGTCAACTTTTGCGTCAACTGCCGCAACACCCACGGAACTGTTGCTGATGTTAAGGTAGTTATCAGCAAACGCTTTTGCGTTCTTCTTCAAATCCTCAGGACGCAACGATGAGGTATATTTCAGCAACCATTTAATGACACTTGAATTTCTGATAGCACTGATGATGCCGCTGTCGGTTGTTTCAACAATTTCAAGCAAAGGTGCAAGAGCCTTAAATTTGCCACTTCCGAATATGTCATTTTCAGCGAAATCATCACGCAAATGTATGACATCTTCGGAGGCAAAGCGGTAGGTCTTGCCGTTTGCAAGGATAAATTCATAAACAAGGTTGCCGTTAGTGTCGTACAAGTCCGTAGCTGATTTAGCCGGTATGAAATACAATTCCGTAGGCAAGCCGTTTGTGTCTCTAATGATGAGCCAAAAAGCATTGCCCGATAGCGATAGCTGTGTGCTTGTCCTATATAAAAGCATATCCATTGTTGTGTACGGGTTAGGTTCTTCAAGCAAGAACTTGATGTAAGGTTCGGGATTGATTAAGAGGTCTTTTCTGCCGTCAACGATTGTTTCCCTTATATGCTTAATTGATAATTTTGAAAATCTGAGAGCCTGTGCATTAACGCAAGCTCGGACGGTGTCGGAATCATATGCTCTGTTGCCCCACAAGAAGAAATTTGAATTATTCTGTGTAACAAGTTCAACCCTTGAAAAATTCTTTGTCTTTCTGACATTGCGAACAGAATTTAAAAAGTTCTTAAATTTTCCCATTCTCTCACCTCCTAAACAATGCTTAAATATTCGTCTTCATATTCAAAATATAGCGTGTAAGCGTCAAGCAAAGCCGCAGTACCGTCAATTCGTCTCGTTGACTTTGAGGTCTTAATTGGCTGTATATTACCGTTTCTGTCCTCATCTATTGCAGTATTTGCGAGACACCATTTATCAATTGGATTGTTGTTGTAGATTATTCTTTTCTTGACAAGGTCTGCTTTGAGGGCTTTCATCGGGGCAGACAATGTTTTCTTACCTTGGTGTACAGCTTCCATAACGGTAGGACCGAAAGCGTCAATCATCTGATTAACCCACATCTGAGCTGACCAAGCGTCATAGCCCTCTTTCCACAAGTAAATGTCGTATTCGTCTTGTAACTCTTGATACCACGCTGTTACAACACTTGCGTCAATCTTGTTTCCGGGGCAGGTACGCATAAAGCCCTGTTCTATCCACTTATCATATGGAATTTTGTCCTCGGTTACTTTTTTCTCTACGAGGTCTGCCGGCATCCAGTACATTGACAATACAAAAATATTTTCATTGTCAGGCACTCGGAACAACATCTTGGCCGCCGTAAGGTCGGTTGTGCTTGATAGGTCTGCGCCGCCTATCCCGTAGGTTGGGCGGAGTTCCTTAACATCAAATTTTGTTTCGTTGTTAAGCTCCTCGAAATTGAGCCACGATTCAGTTGATGTTTCGGCTATGTTAAATTCCTTGCATACAAGATTTCGTACAAGTGACGGATTTGCTTGCGCTTTCTTGACCTTGCTTGCAAGGGCATTTCGATTTTTAATAGTGCCAAGTCCGGGATTAGCCTTTTCCCAGCAATCGGGCTTTTCCCATTCTTCACGCTTGTCAAGCTCATAGATAATGTAAAGGCTGTGTTCGTCTTTGTAACCTACATCATCAAACAAGCCGTTCGTGGTGCGGACAGCATCGTCATAGATTTCATCGTAGATGTCCTCTCTGATTTTTCCGGCTGTTGTTGTAACAAGAATAAGCGGTTGGTCTCGCCCGATGGTACCGTCTGCCATAATGTCATACAACTGTCTGCCGTTTTTCCATTGGTGGAGTTCGTCCATAAGGCAACAATGCACATTCAATCCGTCGAGTGTATCTGAATCAGAAGCAAGCGGCTTAAACACTCCGCAGTTGTAATCTTCTGAACTCAATTCATTTAGCAGTGGTTTAATTCGCTTTAGCAGAGTTTCACTCTTGCGAACCATTCGTTTCGCTTCCTGCCATATAATCTTGGCTTGGTCACGCTTTGTGGCGACTGCATACACTTCGGGACCGGGTTCACCGTCACCGATGAGCATATACAAACCAATTGCAGAGGCAAGCAAAGACTTGCCGTTCTTTTTTCCGATAATCAGCACAGATAAGTTATATTGTCTTATACCGTCATCGTCTACAAAGCCAAATGTCGCCGCAAGCCACGCTTTTTCCCACAGTTCCAGCTTTACAAGCTGACCGCCCATTTTGCCTTTACTATGTCGGCAATAGTTTTCAACAAATTCAATGATGTGATTTCCTCGCTTAGCTTCGTAATGATAGCCGTCTGTCGGATTAATCACCTTATCGCTTAAATGTTTGTACCACTTGCGTATCTTGTCGCAAACAGTAACCTTGCCGTTCTTTATCTGCTCGTAATATTCAAGTATCGGATTATAGCTTAATGGATAGCGTTTCAAAGCTTGTCACGCCCCTCGACAAAATCGTCAAAGCCGTCTGTTGTCGCAATCTTTGCCTCGGTCACTTTCGGGAGCATATCGTTGAGCTGTTTGATGTATTTGAGATAGTTGCCGAGCATTGTGTTATACAAATCCGCCTCAGGTCTTTTGCGTGAGTACGGCTCTTGTGTTTCCGACTGTGAAAATAGTTCAGTTAAGCCATAAATCGCAATATCCTGTTGCAGTTCTTTCAGTCTGATTCGAGTGAACGCCGCATTCTCAATGAGACCAACAGCGAGGTCTTTTCTCTTAACTTCTATGTCCTTGTAGATTTCCGTTAATCGCTTTATCTCTCGCTTAATCGCTCTTTGTTCCTTTTGTTCGTCAGTCATTTTACAAGTCACCGTCCTTTCACACAAGTTTTTGGGGGGAGGGGGGCTATATGTAAGGCGCGCAAAAAATCTAACTGCCCCCCTCGGTCCTACGGTTACCGGTTTCCGATTTTTCAACGGGGGGGGATAATCGGTCGGAGCATTCCGCTCTCATCAAAAAAATATTTTTTCGGTTCGCACCCACCTATCCCGTGCCCCGGCAAATCATCGTGACATTTTTTGCACACATATAATAAATTGTCGTAATTGAGAGTAACATCAGGATTGCTTATGTTGCTCTCATTAATCATGATCTTATGGTGCACGATAAAACCGTGTCGCTCTTTACACAGCTGACACAATCCGCCGTCAACAAGCATTCGTTCTGCGATAAAACTTTGTCGGCAGTCCTGCCATTTTTTAGACTTGTAAAATCCTATGGCAAATGCCTTAGCCATACCGTACACCACCAAAAATAAATAGAGCTACAATGCAATTGTCCTCTTGCATCATAACTCTATTTTAAACTATTTTGCGTCCCAAGTAAGGGACTGTTTTTCTAATCCACTAAGCCAAGCAACCAATCCGCCGATGTTGATAATGCCAGAGCTATTCGCTTAACATTATACGCTGACGGTTGACTTGTCCCTGCTATGTAATTGTAAATGTTTGACCGGCTCACTCCGGACTTACGCGCAAGGTCCGAAGGATAAATATTCCGTTCGGTCATTGCTTGCTCAAGCCGTCGAGCGAAAGTTAAATCGAAAGTTCTCATTTAATTATCGTCCTATCATAGCTTTGTACTTGTCAATGTGCTTCTGATAATTTCCGTTTGCTTTTGCTGTTTGAATCACTTGTCGAACCTGAGAAGGATTGCGTTCATAATCTTTTGCAATCTGTTTAACAGATTCACCGAGAAAATCATATTTGCAAAATAGAAATTCAGAAATATCGGTCAATGGTCTGAATGGTATTTTAGATTTTTTAGATGACGCTTTTTTTCTTTCTCTTTCTTTTGCCTTCTCGCTAAGGATTTCTTTCCGGCAAATCGGACAGTATTTTGTTTTAGTGCAAAGTGTAATAACTTCAACTCCGCATCTCTGACAAGTAATTGTTATCGGTTTAGCCGTCAATCTACTTCACGCTCCTCGTCAAGCATAATTTTCATTACTGATTTCATCATTTGCTATCATTCTCCTTTAAAATTCCATCTTTTGTAAAAGTGCGTCCGCACTCTCCGCATTTTACACATACAATTCCGTAACTGTCTGGATTTTTGCACTCGTCACTAACATAACAATCTGCAAAAAAGCTCTTTTCATCGTAATCCTTAAATTGTTCAAGCTCCTTTTCCACACGATACGGTTCAAAATCTATTATTTTGCCCTTAATCTCTCTCGCCGTCAATCCGTATCCACCTCACTTTCAAGCCATTTTTTGACTGCATGTATGCAATCTATTCGAAGGTTGTTAGATGTACAATGCGGTGCATAAAAACTTTGATGTGAACAATGGTTGCAGTATGTAAAATGTTTTTCACTTTCATCAAGCAACATTTCCGCCATATTCTCAACGCTCATCTGTTTGATTTTTTCAAAGTTTGTCATCATTTTTTCTCCTTTTTTACTGTTTGAAATAGATGAGATTCGGATAAATCAGCACTTTCGGAACGGATGTTTCGATTTCAATTAAGTTTAATTCGTCGGTCAAATCATCGAAAAGCAAATCAAATTCTTGCCCTTTCCAATTCAGCTTTTGTCCGCAATTGGAACAATAATTTCCACTTCCTAAAAGCTTAGAACCGCAAGAACGACAATAGGCTTTATTTGAGGGGGAAATAGGTATCTGCTTTTCAACAGCCTTGTCGATGAACAATTCCGCATCATCTTTTTCTCTGCGTGCTTTAATTGAGTTATACATTGTTTGTAACTCTTCCGCAGGAAACTTATCTGCTAATTCAGTGAGCCAAGCTAAATCTGTGTCGCTGTGTTTGTTTGGCTCAATCTTCAAGCAATCATTTACTGTATCATTTGCTGTCAAGATTTTAATATTTTTCATTTTGTTTTACTCACCTTCTTCACGCTGATTCCACGCTCTTACGGCATCCTCTGCTGAATCCCAATATGCCGTTTCAGTCGCACAAAATAAATAACATTTGTATTCGTGCATATATTTGATTTCATAACCTTGTCTACCTGTTGGATATGTGACCTTTACCACTTCTGCACCAAAACCGCAAAACGGACAGGGCTTGATTTTTAGTTCAGGTATTTTCATCATATGCCTCTTCCTCATATTCTTGTTTTGTACAGCTTACAGCGTGATATTCGCTAAGTCCAAGTATATCACAAAGGTTTTCAGGTCTTATACATCCAGAACTTTCTACCTAGCTCTCTATTTCATTTGTTTCATTGTTAATCAATTTGTAATAATATTTCATTCTATATCACTCCTTATCTCAACAATTCGTCTGCTGTGACATTGAATAAATCTGACACAGCAATTATGGTTTCGATGGTAGGCTCATTTCTTCCAATTTCGTAGCTTGAGATGCTTGACCTACTCAAGTAGAGTTTTTCGCCCAGTTCATCTTGCGTTAATCCATTTTCAAGTCTTAACGCTTTGAGCTTTTCGGGGAATGCCATTACTTTTCACACTCCTTATCCATTTTTGCCCCACAGTAAGGGCAATATGGGTACAATCTATGTTTTGCCATAATGATGTATTTATGGCAGTTTGTGCAAGTAAACCAAGCACAACCACAAATATCTTTTTCAAATTCCCACTTTCCGTGCCTGATTTCTTCCATTTCACACACCGTAGCATGATTGGGTTTACTTCCGTCAACTTCGATAATATGCTTAACTGTTTCGGCATTTCGTTTTGAATTAAAGTATATCGTGTTTACACTACCGTCTGCGAACGGTATATCCAACGCATAGTCACCGCAAAAATCACGGATTTTTAATTCTTTTTCAATCATCGCTCTTCACCAATCCTCTCCGTCAAAACTTAATTGCCCAGGCAAAACACCATCCTGCATCCACCAGTGATAAACCTCAAGTCCATTAGCATGTTGTGTAGCTTTGCCTCTTTGCTTTCTCACTTCAAGCATCTTGTCGAATGCTCGTATGTACATATTTCGGTATTTGGGATATCGTGCAAACTCCGCAAATCTCTTTTTACTTGCCATCGGACAGCCAATGCATCCAACACGGTCAAATCCACAACTGTATAACGGATTAAGATTAATGTGTTCTTGGTTGATGTACTCCCAAACATCACTATCCGACCAATCACAAATAGGGTTGAAAATTATCTTCCCTTGTAACTGACAATGCTCAACTATCTGCCTCTTATCGTCATTGTCATTGTTAAGGACAATTTTATTCGACAGATTAGAAGAATAAGTTTCGATTATTCCCTTCAACCGTCTTTTCGTACTTTCGGCTCTTCGCACTCCTGTGGCAATAGCACGATTCTTACCGCCTGTTTCTTTCAGAATTGCACAACAATATCTTACTGACCTTGTGGGTGGAATACCTTTTTGCACTATCAGTGACCACATAGATGTCGGCTTGCCCTTGTATCTTGGCATATCAATGTTGCATTTTATTCCTTTAGATTCCAACTCCTTAAATTTATTGCGTATGTGGTAAACTGTTTCGGGAGCATCAGCCGTTGTGTGACTATGTTGGACCTCAAAGTCTATACCCGATTTAATCGCTAAATTTAAAATAATGTCGCTGTCTTTACCTCCTGAATAACAAAGCATAAGCGGTTTATCATAGTAGCGTTTACTTATTTCTGTTCCGTCACGAAGTCGCATTATAGCAATCTTTTCTAAGTCCATTACTCTTCACCGCCCTCAATAGGCTGATTCCAGCATTCAGCACATGTTCGCATACAATCATGATTATCTGTCACCCCTAACTCATACGGACAGATACCACTTGGTATTCCGTCTCCGTTGACTTCGGCATTTGGATAATGACTTAGAAATTCGGTTAAGTAGGTTTTTCCTGGGTGTTCGTCGCTCCACCGCTGAACTATTTGAACAGCCGTTTCACTGTGAAATAATTCTAACTCGGAGCAAATTATTTTTTCGTTATTATTAAATCTGCTCAATGGGCAATCTGTACACCGAATATGGCATACACCGTTCACAACTGATTTTGTCATTCGAGCTTTTTCATGCATATAGTTTTCAGTCTGTCTCTTATACACATCTCCGAGCCCACGAGACTACGCTGCATCTCGT